ATTGCTCCCTTAATTTTGAAAATTCGCAACGGCCGACTCACCGACCGCTTCAACACGTCCATGTAAGCGTCCGGGTACTTCGTCTTCAGCGCGTCGGTATCAACCCGCGAAGTCTCCACCACCCGAAACTTCACATACTCGCCGTTCCCCGCCGCCGCCTGCTCATTAACACCCATCAGCGCGTCAATCCCCAGCCGCCGCGGTTCGTCCTCGGCGGACTCATCGCCCGTGCGGAGAACGTCGGCCATTTTCTCCGCACGCTTGATAAGGTCTTTCGCCCGCTGATACTCGGCCACCAAAGGTGCCAACCCATCGATCTGAACCAACCCCTGGTCGCTCACTGCGGACCACTCGTCGAGTTGGCAGCTAGGCTCCCATTGACAGGACTCGCAGCGCCCGTCGCGCTCCTCCAGCCATGCGGGCGCGACGCGCTGATCTACGTGGTGCGACAGGAACCAATCGACCTTCTCAGCCACGGCCGCCATCAGCTCCGGCCGCGCTTCGATTTCGTACAGGTCGAGTTGTCCAGTGTCACGGTTGAGTGCCGCGATGCACGCCCAGGACCACTTGAGGACGCGCATGTACCACTGCACCTGCATTAGATAGCCCAGCGGCACGCCGTCGCGCTTCCAGTCCCAGTAGGCGCGGTCGCTCACGGTCTTGATTTCCAACACGCCCGGCCCGCGCTCCTGCCCGACGATGGCGCGGTCCACCCGTTGCAGTTCGTGGCCGTTGGCGGTCGCCCGCTTGCGGCGGATCTTCCAATCCGGCCGCATTTCGGCGACGAGCTCTGTAATACCGTCCTCCATCAGCTTACCGGCCACAATCGGCCCGGTCATGCGAAATTCCCGATCAGGCGGCGCCCCGGTCTTCTGGTACCACAGTCGGCGGGCGCATCCGTAGGGCTTAAGGCCAAGGACGTGCTGAATATCGGTCCCGCCGATGAAGCCTTGCCGTTGCGCCGGATCTTGCGAGACTTCCGGCACATGTGCCGCCAACGCGTCGAAGCGGGGGACGTTGATGAATGTGGCGTCAGCTTTCGACATGCAGCACCTCGTCTGTGTCTGAGCCGGCAATCCAGTCTTCCACGTAGGTATCGCACTCAGTGGTTGATCCATTGATCGTCTCGGAAAAGTAGACCAGCTGACCATGTAGCCGGGTCACTCGATAGAGAATCGTAAGCCCTGGTTCGCTGTACGTCGTTATATCCCCTGGCCGCGGGTCTTTCCTCGGATCTCTTACCATGCCAACACCTCCCAAACCCACGAGCCAATCGCCAGCACGCCGCAAAACCACAGCGCGAGGAAGATGACTTCCGGCGTGTCATCGGTGCGCCGGGTCATCGGGACACCTCGCAGCACGGGCAAGTGTAGGCAAGATGAAAAGCCGCGCAATGTTGCGCTAATTTACGTTCCTGCTGTCCATTAGGCTTGCTTGTACCGGCTTCCCACCGGGACACTGTTTTCTCGCACACGCCCAAGCTTTTTGCGAGGTCGGATTGCGTCATGTACGCTGCACTGCGGTAGTACCAGTAGCGGTTTTTCGTCATCGCGTCACCGCCCAAGCCACCACCCAAACCAGCGCAGCCGCCGCCGCGATCAGATCCGAGCGCCGCTGAAGCGTCCGCAGGTCTTCCGGCCCGCCGCCCCAGCCGATCATGCGGCACCGCCAGCCGCCAGCAGCGCGGCAATAACCGCATCCCAGCTCGCGCCAGTGCGCCGCTTCATCGACCGCAACGCGCCCCAATAGTCGTGGCAAAGAGCGGCGTGCAGTTCGTCAGCGTTCGGCTTCACAGTGCGCCTCCGTTATCCTGAACCATGGCGCGCGCCTCTTCCAGCAGCACCTCAACCGCGTCAAAGTCGCCGCGATCGTTGGCGCGAATGGCCCGCGTCCAGAGGTCGTGATACGCCGGACCGGCGTCCATTTGCTTCATCAAGCGGTCGTTCAGTTCCCCCGCGCGCTTTGCCCCGGCTGGCATCGGCAGCGCGGCGGCGTTGCTCAGGTACCGTCCCGTACCTAGTTGGTCTGTCATATGCTCCCTCTCCTTTGTGCGCCCGTCGGTATTGGGCGGTTGTTGGTGTGTGGTTACGGCTAGAGCGCCGATGCTCGATTGAACTCGGCCTCTAGCCGCTGTGATGCCTCTATGCGCGCTTCTATATCGCGCTGCCATTCAAGCGACAAAAACACTTCCACGTCCTGCACGCACGCGGAAAGGTACTCAGGCAGTGACAGCTTCTCATGGCCCATCGCCAGATACCTCTTTTCGTGCCAAAAACGATGAAAGCTCGCCACGTTCTCCAAAACGGCTTTTCGTGCCTTGATTCGAGCGTCAAGGCGCTGACTGTCTGACATCTTCTGCATAGTATTTCTTCCCTCTCTCGTCCCGCGTCGGCTTGCGGGGTCTATTTACTTAGCGCGTTCCGTCTCCGCTATGCGCTCGCTTGCAACACCCCAAGCCCACTCGACCAGACGCCCAGGGTGCGTTCCAAGCTCATTGGCCCGTTTAACGATGTCCTTGTGAACGCTTGGCAGTATCGTGATTTGTACCGCTTTGCGCTGCTCTTGTGTGGTTCCTGTGTTGCTCACAAATCAACGGTAACCCACCCAGCCGCGCCGGTCAACACCAAACCTCACGCGCCGCAAACAAACCGCTATATAGCACCCGTAAACGAGAAAAAGCCGCCCCACCAGTTACGGTGAAGCGGCTTTTGCCTGTACATCAACGAACGTCGTGCCAGCCGGTGCCTTATTCAACCCCCGCACCAGCCCCCAGCCAGTGCCGGTGATCGTCGGATCAGGCACCCCTTCAGGCCAATAGAACGTGTTGCCTTTGCGTCCGTAGCGGCCTACGAATCCATGCGGGAATACCAGTCACGGGGGCGAGCTGGCCGCTGGTGCCGACGCCGCGGTCAACCCAGTAGGCGGCGCAGGCTGCACCAGCACCGTGACCGGAGCGGAAGGGGCGGATTCAACCCCCGCCACCAGCGCCGTGACGCGGTAGCACCAGGTTCCCGGCGTAGAAGTGTCCTGGTAGGTGCGGACAGCCAGCGGCGCCGTCGTGACGCGCTCGAAGCGCGAGGCGTCCGAACACGCGCCCGGTGCCCGGTACACCTGGTAATTCGCGCCAGGCGGGTTGATGGCGTCGAGCCAGACGAGGATTATAGCGACAGCGATGGTCATGGTGTTTGCTATCTAGCGGGAGATCGTAACCTGGCCGCGAACGTAGTCCCAGTACATACCCTTCCAGCCGCTGACCGCGGCTGTCGAATAACAAAACGGACGGGCCGCGCCTGTCGGAATGTTTGTCGCGATGGATAACTCCGTCGCCCCGGTCAAGCCGGCCAGCGTCGAGGCGGTGCTAAAGTACCAGGTCGAGCCGCTCTTGCGAATCTTCAGCGCGATCCAGCTTGTACTGACTGCAGCGGTGCTGTCCACTCGCGTGGATGACGTTCCCGCCGCTCGCGTTCGATAAAACCAATTGGTGTCCGCAGTGGCTTTCTCGATCACCGCTTCCTCAGAAGCTGGATGCGTTTCTGGGTCAGAGGAAAGCCCGCACTTGTACGAGTAGCTCGAACTCGTCTCATCGGCCCGGATCAGGAAAATCCAATTCTGCGTGGCGGCAAAATTAAACCTGTTAGACGTCCCTCCCCAGTACAGTTGGTGGTTGCCGACATCGAGAATTGCTAGCCTAATTTGCCCGGGATGGTCAGTTACTTCGCCGTCAAACCAACCACTGTTAGCGTTTGTTCCAGAGCTGTACCACCACGTTTTTTCCCCCTTTGCGCCGCTTGTCGTGGACCAGTAAAGGAAATCCTCCTCGAAGGTGTAAAGCGTGTCTGGACCCGGTGCGGAACTTCCGCCGCCCTGCGCCACCCAGGTATTCGTGGACTCGCACAGGTACCACCGCAAGCCCGTCGTCGCGTCCGTGTCCATGTAGGAGTCGCCGACGGTGCAGCCGCCGGGAAGGAAGGTGCCGTTGGGAACGCGGAGGGTTTTCGAGCTGAGGTTGACCGTCGAAGACAGCGACAACGTTACCGCGCCCGTACTCGCCGACGCCGTGATTTCGTTGGCCGTGCCGCTGATCGTGGTCGGGAGGGCTGTGCAGGTTTCGGAGGCCCCGGACGCATCGACGCCCAGCGGGAAGCTTCCCGCCGAACAGTTTGCCCCATTGGCCGCCAGCGCCGTAGCGGTTGCCGCGTTGCCTGAAGTGTTCGCCGCGTTGGCCGGGATGTCGGCCGATGCCAGCGCGCGGAACGTCGGAGTTGCGGCGCCGCCCGACGTCGGGCCAGCAAACACTTGATTGGCTGCCTGCGTTGCCAGCGAAAACGCCAGGGTACCGCTGGAGGTGATTGGCGAGCCCGTCACGGCGAGGATAGACGGCACGGTTGCCGCCACGCTCGTGACAGTGCCAGAGCCGCCGCCAGAGGCGCAGGCCGCGGGCTCCCAGGTGGTGCCGTCGTAGACCAAGCAGCTTCCGTTGGACGCCCCGCCCGCCGTCAATTGGGACGGCTGGAACATCACCGTTGGAGAAGGTACGGCGGTGGCGCGGATCTGATACAGCTTCGTGTCAGCCGCTTCGACCGTCCACACCTCCGACCAAGCCGCGCCCTTTGCCGGCTGGAACCGCGCGGAGTAGCTGGTGCCAGCGGGCGTAATGGTGCTGTTGGCGTAGAGAGTCGCCGCAAAAGTGCCCGCGCTGGTCGTCGTCGTGCAATCGGCGCCCGTGACGCCGATACAGTACACCGCTTGCCAACCGGTCAGGCTGGTGGTGCTGTAGTAAAGCGGCTGGGCCGACGCCGGGGCGTTGAGAGTTACCGTGATTCGCCCGGTGAAGCCGCCGCCGCCGACGGCGTTGGTGAGCGTGTCGGATAGGCTCACGGTCTGCGCCTGTAGCGCAAGTGCGCCAAGGAAAAGAAGTAGTTTTTTCATAGTGTCCTTTGTCATCGCAGCCGCTCCCACTCCCGGCAAATAGCCCGCCACTGCTTGAGGTCGATCACGCCGATTTTCAGGCGCTCGACGTATTCATTCCACAGGCCCTCGAATCGGTTCATGCGCTCCTCGCTGACGGGTGGCGGTTTGTCGGCATCAGCGGCGGCGAGAAAAAATAATGCGCGGCGGGTCATTTTGTTGTTGACAGCAATCCAGCGTTGGTTTATAGTTAAAGTATGAACAGCGCACGCAACACCAACCGCCCGACCAAGACGACCTTTAAGAGCTTCGTCAAGAAGAACGCAGCCAACCTGCTCGTGAAAGTGAACGCCGAGTTCGACAGCATGTCTGATTGCGTGCGCACTGCTGACGGCGCATGGCGCATGGTCGATCAAAGCGCCATTGAACTTGACAAGCCGTACACCATGGGCATTGACGGCGTGTGGTTGGTTGGTGGCGGTCGCGACTGGTTCGAGCATTACGAAACCGACGCCGTGATCGGCATTCGCGGCTTCAATTGCTGCGGCTCTTTTACGGTGGCGGTAGCCAAGCAGCAACACGCCGCCTAACACCTACCCCCAAACGCCAGCGGGCGGCGTGAAGCCCGCAGAGGAGATGAGATGAATAACCCAAACATATCCGCCGCCGCAGCAACTGAAGCAGCCGCCAGCGTCCGCGATGCCTTTCAGCCCGGCGAGTACCCTAGCGTCGAAGCCGCCTATCAGTTTATTCGCGAAGTCTGGGCGGAGAATGAAGATCCCCGCTGGCGGCGTTTGCCTGTCACGCCCAACCACTCGTTTTCCGCCGTGTATCGCGGGTTGACTGCATGACCACCCCGAAAAACCCCGCCGCCGTCGCCTTGCAAGCCCTCCGCAAAACAAAAACCGGAGGGCGCAACGGAGGCCCGCCGCTGCGGTACCCGCGCTGCCCCTGCGGGCTTATGACAGCCGCGCGGGCGTTGCAGCGTAATCATAAGTGCCAGCCCGCCGCTTAAGCGCCACTAGCGCCGCCGCAACGTCGCAGATCCACGCCTCATGCGTGGCGTCGGTAAGCCCGGTGCGGACATGTAGCAGCTCGTGGCAGATGATGAGGTCGGGGTCTTTGTGGAGGCCGCGGCGGATCTTAACTGTCCACTGCGTCGCCCGGCAGTCGTCGAAGTCGGCGCGCGCGTCGTCGCCTGGAATTTCGGACGCCGGGACGATGAGTAAGCGCGGGCGCTCGGTGATGCCGAGGATTGCGGCCCACTCGCCCAACAGCAGCACCCAGCGTTCGCGGGTCACAGGGTCACCCGATAATGCGGAATGGGCACCACGCGGGCGCCGTTGCGGATGCGGAACGTCTTGCGCTCCACCTTGCCGGCCAGCACCCCGGCCTTGATGATCTTGTTCGCTTGCTGGATACTGAGGCCCGCCGCTTCGGCGTGCTGCAGCGTGGTCCAATAGCCATCTGGCGGTGTTTCAATGCCGCCATTGGCGAGGGCTACGGCGAGGTCCGCTAGGAGATTAGCCATCGTGTGGACTCCTTCGCGCCGTGTGCGCAGTTCCACTGAAGGAGCTGCATCGTGCTGTCGTTGTCCGCGTACTCGCCATAGGCGATGCCATGATTCCACGCCAAGGTCTGCCGCCGCCGCCGCGCGTATCCCATCGTGCGCGGATCGCCACCAGTGCCGACGCATACGCCCCAATGGCCGCCGTGGTTGCGGGCGCGGAAGGTATGCGCCACGTGCAGGTGCGCCATGACTACATTCCCGCCCATCATTTCGACGTGATCGCGCAGCGCGTTGATGTTGTACATGTATCCGTGGCCCATGTACATATTCCCCACGCGAATCCATCCGCGCTCGATGTCGTAGGGGTGGATTTTCGCCCCGGCTTTTTCTGCCGCCGCTTGCATGTCGGACCACAGCCGACGGGCGAGTTCGGCGACGATAGCGGACGGGTGGGAGAGTAGCTGGATGATTCGGTCGTCGTGGTTGCCCAACAGCCAGTCCGACGGCTCCATTTCAGCGAGCCACGCCAGCCCCTTGTTGACATCCGGCTCCAGTGGTTCGGCTTCGTCCTTTGTGCCGCGGGCGCCGGATCGCAGGGCGGTAGTTTCGAGGAGGTCGCCCAGTTCGATGTGCCGCGCCGGGTGGAATGCCGCCTTGAATGCTCGGACGTTGCGCTGGTACTCCGCGCAGGCGTGCGTGCTGTGCAGGCACCCAGTAGCCATCCACCGCTTCCACACGCGGTTTAAATTGGCCATTACTTGCCCCCGTGATTCGCCAGCCACGTGAAGATTGACGCCACTAGCGCGGCTGGTATCGACGCGATAAGCGCGACAAACTTCCACGCCCCGCGCTGTTCAGCCCTATCGTTTTCGAGCGACGATAGGCGGTCTTCGGACTTGCCGAGCCGCCCGTTGACTCGCGCCAAATGATCCAAGATGTGCTTGATGTCCGATGTCTGGACAGCTTGAGACGTGGTGAGAGCACTCACGTCCTCGCGCATATTATCGAGGGTCCCCGCAATACGTTCGAGTTGTTCCAATTCATTCTCCGGCATTGGAGTTTTCACTTCTCGGGCGGTGGCGGTGCTTGACGGGGCGGAGGAGGGTACTGCCCGCCCGTTGGTGGTGCTTCCGGTTTGATAGGTGACTGCTTAAGGTAGCCCGCCACGGCCACAGCGGCCCCGATGGCGGCCTTGGCGGCAAGTTGCTTGGGGTGAGTGGTGCCGTCGAACATCAGCGCGTCAGAGGCCGCCGTAGCGGCCCCACCCAACGCGGCGGCAAGAATGGCTTTCCATGCGGCTTGCATCGCTTATGCCTTCTCGATCAGTTTTTCGATGGCCTTTGCGGCGCCGGGAATATTGAGGATTGCCGAGCGCCAATCGGTCGCCAGATCGGCCGCGACGCGCTTAAACTCCTCGACACTGCCGCCGCCGAACATCTGCGCCAGCATGGCCAGGTTGTGCCAATCACCACCGGCGAAAGCGACGAGGTTGTATTTCTCGCCCGGTTCCAGCGCCAGTTCTTCGACGGGCACGTAGTCCGCCGCTTCCGAGGCCGCCATTCCGTTTGCGTGCAACTTGCCCACCGGGAAGCCGAGCGCGCGGAGTTTGGCGACGAACTTCTCAGCGGCTTCGACGGTCAGG